GTAGCCCCAGATATCGCCGTAGCTCTGAACGTTCGTCCAATAGCCGCCATAGCCATCCCCCGAAGAATACCAGCGATTGTCGTCATAGACGCTGGGAACGCGCTGCGTGACATCCACCGGGAAATACCCGGGACCGCCCGACATCATCAGCACGCCATTATTATTCCATGGCGTGTTTGCCGCTGTCGGAGCCGAGGTTGGCAAGCCGCTGAACGTCACCGCGCCCGTCGCATTGAGCGCACTCGTATTCGTCGTAGTCGCATTGAGCGTAGTGGCGCCAAGCGTGGTTGTGGTCGCGCCGCCATTCAGCGCAGCAGCCCCAGTCACGTTCAGCGCGCCCGCGTTGACGGTTGTCCCGTTCAGCGTCGTTGTGCCAAGCGTCGTGATTGTAGCGGTAGGGAATGTCGGGCTGCCGTAATTCTGGGCAAATGCCGGAATTGCCGCCAGCGCGAACGCTGCGGCCAGGGCAAGTTTTTTCAAGAACACATTACTACTCCGCCATTTAGCCACATCGTGACCGTGCCGTTGATCGGTGCGGTCGGAAGGCCGGAAAATCCTGCGGCATATCCCGCGGCCACAAGCGCGGCCGGCGGGTTCGTGCCGCCATTCGCGATAAACGGTGTGCCGGAAGACGCTTGGACGACCGTGATGCCGCTGGTCCAGAAGGTGCCATTGAAGGAAAACGAGAGGGCGCTTGATCCGCGAACCGGCGTGCCGCTGCCGCCGAGCGAGCCGCCGTTGAACGCCATCGGCATGCCGTTCTGAAAAATCGGAACAATCGGCCCCTGGAACTGGATATTGGAAAGCTGCCAGTTCCAAGGCGAGCCGCTGGCAAGGTTCTGCACCCCGCCAAAGAAGTTGTTGACCGATCCACCCGTCCAGAAGCCGTTTCCTGTAGCGCCCGTCAGGCTGAGTGCAAATCCGTTCGTCGCCGTGCCCGCGTCCTGGTTGGCGCCGTCGAATTTCGGATTGGTAATATGGATTGTGCTGGTAGCCGCCGCCTGGATGCCGTTGCCGCCCGTGAAAATGCAGGCGTCAATGTCGCAAAACTGCGCGCCGTCCAGATAAATATCTGAGTTCGGTCGGATCGAGCATGCGGTAAATGCAAGCGCCGCTGGAATTGTGCCGAAGTCCCCGATGGCGCCAACTGTGCCGTTCGACACCGCGCCCCAATGCGTCCAGTTCGTGGCCGTGCCATTGGCTGGGGAGTTCGGCAGATGAAGATCGAAGCCCTGCGCGTTCGTCGTGGAAACGACCAGCGTGCCCACGACGCGGTTTGCGGTGAAGCCGCCGCCCGTGTTTGTCATCGGCAGGCCGGAAGCCAGCGGGCTATCGAACACCGTTACGGTTAGCGTCTGGCCTGCCGAGCACTGGCCAATATATTGGTTGAATCCATTGGACCAGACTGGCGTGCCGGACGCGCCACCTAGCGTTGTCAGCGACGAGGTGAGCGAGATGATGGAGCCGCCCGCGCCATCGCTGACCGGTGGCGGGAAGGTGCATTGCGTGGGGCCGGCGCCGACATTTCCTGCGGTGAGCCAGTAGGTGCAGGTGCAGTTTTCGATTTCGGTATTGGTCGAGCTTGGCCCGTAGAGAATGTTGCAGGCGTTATCCAGCAGGCATGTATCGACATTCGGATGACGGGCCGCATAGCCAACCAGGTTGCCGCCGCTGGTTTTCAGGACCGTGTTGACGACGCCCTGGCCGAACCCTAGCACGGCGCTGTTGCGCACCCAGCCGGACGCCTTATCCAGTTGCACGCCGTTGCCGGACACGACCATGCCGTATTGCGTGCCCCAGACGCTGGCTTCCATATCGAGCGCGGTCTGAGCGCTCCATGCGCCGGCCGCGAGGATGGTAACGCCGTCGATCCAGCCGCTCGCGCCGACCACGATTGCCATGGTCGTCCGCTGGGGGTTCCAGGCGTTGCCTGTGCCGGGATTGCCGCTGTTCGCCGTAGAGCACGGAGCGCCAGGCGGCAGGATGATGACGCCGCCCTGGGTGAAGAAGCCGGTCGAGTTTTTGTCGCGGAGATGCGACTCGCAATAAAGGCCGCTGTTCGCCGGCATGACGATCTGTTGCGTGGCGCAGAGGTAGCGTTTCTGCGGGCTGATCCAAAGCTGGCCGCCCGCTTCCGGCGATGCCGCGGATATGGCCGCAAAACCCGCCACGAAAGCCGCGCTGTCGTCCGTGCCGACGTTGACCGTGAACAGCGCAGCCGAGAGCGCGGCGGATGCCGCAACCGAGAGCGTGACCTGCGTGGCGCTGACGTAGGTCATCACCGCGATCAGATAGCCGGGGAATGTTCCGCCCGGCCATGTGCCGTTGGCCGGCCATGTCACACTTACGCCCGCTCCTGGCAGGCATATCGTTTGCCCGGTCATTGCGCTGGTAAACACAGGCGAACCCGCTGTCAGCGTCGTGCCGCCGTTCGATATCGTGAACGCGGCGGTGATCTGCTGCGCGTTGCCCTGCGCGCCGAAGTTATCGACGTGGAATTGCCGGCCAACGATTTGCCCGATTGTAAGGGTGGTGAGCGCGCCCACTTGCCCAGCCGGAGTAACCGCCAGATTTGAGCCCGCGATCTGTCCGGCAATAGCCGTCGAGAGCGCGCTGACGAACGTGGAGTTGGCGGCGAGATCAGCCGCCAGCGCCCCGATGCTGAGCGGGATGCCGTTTACAACATTGGTCATTAGCTAGGCCCCTAGTTGTAGAAGCCCTGGTAGGCCGTGCCGCTATTCACGGTGCCGGCGGCGTTGCCGGGGAAGAACGAAGCGCCCCCGGCGCCTGTATTGATCGCGCCACCGAACTGGGCATTGTAGCGTGTGCCGGTGAACGAACCCGTGCCACTGAAGCTGTGCCCGTTGGAAAGGTCGATAATTCCGGTGAGGGCGGATGCAAAGGCAGAACTGAAAGCGAGGGCGCCGGACCCATTCGTGACCGTGCTGGCCGCGCAAACGATCTGGCCGCCGTGGATTGTCGCGAAGTGAAATAGCGCCGCGCCGGTAATGACACTGTTGCCGAAAATATAGACCAAGCCGCTATTGGCGCACCGATGCGCGTTGGCACACGCTCCATAGTAAATGCCAGCGTCCGTGATGGTGCAGCCGCCATAGGCTGTAATGCCGTTCGAGGACGCTCCGGACGCTGTTACCGTCAGGTTTGATACAGTGATGATGGCATTCGACGCCGCCGAAATGGCCTGCGAATTGGCTGCCGTCGCGGAGATAATCGTTGATGAGCCGGCGCCGGTTATCGTGATCGTATTGGTCGAGCCAAGGCCCGCCGGCTGGCCGGAACAAGTCAGCCCCGTCGCGGACGAATAGGTGCCGTTCGCAATGTTGATCGTCGCGTTGTAGCCGTTCAGATCGTAATTATTGATCAGCGCGTTCCACGCGGCCTGCGGCGTCGCAAAAGCGGTGTTGGAGGAAAGGCCGTTGTTCGTGCTGTCGTTGCCCGTCGTGGTGACGTAAAGCGTCAGGTTTCCGGTCAACTTGTAGCGAAGTTGGCCAACCTTTGTGCCAAGGAACGGCGATGCCGGCGCGCGGTAGATATTGCTGCTGTTGACCGCGCTCTGGCCGTAGGAAACCGTGATAATCCAGAGCGGCACCCAGCCGCTATCCGCGCCAGGCGTGGCCTGCGTGCCTGTCGTTGCCGCGGCACCAGCCTTGAGCTGGAGCGCCACGATTTGCTGCCGCTGCGTGTTCTGCGAGGTGCCGGAATTGCTGGGGCCGCTCCATGGCGTGCCCGGATTGCTGGCGTTGTAGTAGGGCAGCACTGTTGGCAGGGCGTCCTGTTCGGTGAGCTGCGCCTCGATCAGATAGTTGACCGACTGCCCGGCCGTGCCAGGCACAGCAAGCACGAAATTGGTTGCCGAGGTCGCAATGCCCATCTTCATGATGGTGTTCGTGTCGAGCGGCAGGCTGCCGAACGCTACGCTATTCTGGTCAACCGTTTCAGACTGGATAATCGAGCCGGAACCGATATTGACGCTCACGCCGCTCCCGACAGTGCAGGCCAGGCCGTCCACCACAGTCATCGTGCCTATGGCGGCCTGGAGCGCGTAGCCGACCGCATACATCATATTGGTCTGCATCTGCAGGATGTCGGTCGAGCGCGGCAAAGCGGTCGTGTAAACGATCTGGCGTTGCATATTTGGTTCCTAAGAGGAAAGCTGAGCCCACGCCGTGACGGAGGCGGGACAAGCTGCGGCAATCGTTGCGTAGATATTGGCGTCCGTTACTTGGCCGATCAGAAGCGTGGAGTCGGTCCACTCAATGGCGCCAGCATCCCAGCCGCCGTAGCTGCCATCCCACCCGTCCACCGAGGCGATGCCGCCGCCGAGTTTGCGGTAGGCTTTGATAAAGAACTGAAACGGTAAATCGGTTTCGCCCCAGCAACCCGCGGTGTCGTAAGCGAACACGCCCTCATCCCAGCCACCGCAGTCGCCGGTATTTGCAGGCTCGATGATGACCGGCTTGCGGCCGGTGAGCGCAACGAGGTCAGCGATAACCCCGGCGCGCGTGCCTTGCGCGGTGAAGAAGTTGGCCCGGATGCGCGCCGAGAAAGCCGCGTCCGGTTCGTTCAGCAGGCGGGGAAGAGTTCCGCCGTTGTAGTCCTGGCTAATCCCGTCCAGCCAAGAGCCCGTGGCTGTCGCTATGCGCGTCTGGAGGATGGTGTATTGAATTTGGCTGTAGATCGCCGCCCAGGCGTTCCCCAGGCCGTTCAGGACGCCAGTCAGGACCGGAGGCGCGCTACCGAACCAACGCGCCGGCAGAACCGCCAGGAGGCGCGATGCGAAGTCGCTCTGCGAACCTATGGTCACGTCAGGCTACCGTGATCGCGGACAGCCGCACCACGCCGTAAGCCACACCAGGCGCTAGATCGGCCGCGCTACCATTGATCGTCAGCGTCTGCGTCGAAAGGACGCCGCCGACGCCGTAGACCGCGGCAGCCAGCGACGAATAGGAAAGCGTCTGCCCGACCGTCAGCGCGCCGATCAGGGCGGTCACCGCAGTATTGATCAGCGCAATCTGCGTGGCATGGACGTAGCCGGCCTGCGAGGTGAAAGCGATATTAATGCTGGCGCTCGTAACCGGCGCTTGCAGCACATAGAGGTTTGTCCCCACGGCGCGCACCGCGTTCACCGCGGTCAGAATCTGCGCAATCGTGCCGGATGGCGTCGCGCCTGATCCGTCATCCACATAGACCGTGGAGCTGCCAGTGCCTGGTGCGCCCGCCACCACGTCGCAGGAAACGCCCTGCTGCACACTGGTTGCGGCATATTGCACCGCCAGCGCGGTCGTGAGGCTGCGGGTGTTGATGTAAAGCGCAAACCGCGTCCGAAAAGCCGCGTCGCTCTCCGCATTCAGCGCATTGGTGAAGGCGGCCGCGTTGAGGCAGTAATCGATGCCGGGGATGGAGCTGGACAGCAGCGAAATAGCGCCGGCCAGCACGTTGCCCTGGGTGCCATAATTCACCGCCTGCACCAGCACGTTCATCGAGGCGGTGCTGCCGCTGATCTGGTAAGCCTGAGCGGTGGAGTTCCAGAAACCCGTGGTGTTTGCGGTATCGGCCAGGATCGTGAAGGTCTGGGTCGTGTCGCCGGTTTTGACTTGCGGGCCAGGTGCTACCGTGACGATGGAGCCTGTAGTGTAGCGGTAGAGCGTGACCGTGCCCGTCGCTTGCGTGGCGGCCAGGCGGGTAAACGAAAAATCCGCCATCCAGCTATCGAGGTTCGCGCCCTGGCTGGTCGCGGCGCGCGTGAGCGCCAGGACTTGCAGGATCAGCCATTGCTGCCACAGCGCGATTGTGGCGTTCGCCTCGATGATCGCCCGCAGCACAGACCCCACGGTGAAGTCCAGCAATTGCGCGCACGAAGCCTGTGCGGCCGTGGCGCTGTTCGACACCATGGTTGTAAAATTCTGAAGCGTTAAGGTGGCCATTTACGATCCTGACAGCGGGACGGTGGCCACTGCGCTGAGCCCGGTGACGGCGCTGGTGTAGGTGATGGTTGCGGTGACGTTGCCCGTCGCGTCCGGCTGGATAAGCACGGTGGGCGGCGGGTTCTGGCTGATCGTTACTTCCTTGCCGCACTGGCGCTTGATCACACCCGCGATGACGCCAGCCTTGCCAGGCTGCCCCACAAACGCGCCGAGGCCGGCGCCGTAGCCGATTTGCTGGATGTAATCCCCGGCGGCCGTGAGCAGGCGGCGCACAAGGCGCTGTTCGCTGTAAAGCGCGCCTGACACAAGCGACAGATCGCCGGTCGGGCCAAGCGCGATGTCGCTGCCGAAAAAATGGTTGATATCGACCGCGCTCATGAGCCGGCCAGGGGTTTCATGGTTTGCGTTGCCGTGCCGGAGCCTGGGATGTATTGGTGCGTGTGGTTCTGCATATCCACTTGATCCGCCCCGCCCTGGCCTGCCGTGATATTGCCCGTCGCCGTGATGTTTCCGGTCACTACAAGGTTGCCGCCGCCCATGTAGATATTTCCGTTAGCGATATGGATATAAACCCCGCCGCTATTGATCCACACTTCGCCGGATTTCGGCGCCGCGCTCGTGATCGGACTGACCGGCGGCATATTGACCGTTGAGTGCGCCGCCATAGAGACGACGCCATGCTCCATGTCCCCGTTGTCGGGATGCACCTGCACCTGATCGCCAGGCGAGGGCATAACGATCACGTTGACCGCACCAGCCGCCAGGCACTTCACCGGCAACCAGCCGCTTTCGTTGCCTTCAGGCTGATATTTCACCTTCACGAAAGGCCCAGCCGGGTTGACGCTGCTCACGGTGCCCCAGCGCGGCACGCCGAGCCGCGAGAGCATCGATTGAACGATGCCGCGAACCTCGTTTTGCCAGTGCATCATCCAACAACCGATGTGTCTTTGGGGCTTGAGTTTTTCGCCGTGACCGTCTGGCCAAACCCCTCGGCATCGATGTGCCGGTTGATTTCTGTGATATAATAGGCGAGGTCGAAGTTCGTCCCCGTGCCCATGATTTGCAGGCCCTGACGCGGCGTCATTGAGGTTTCGCCTGCCATCGTAATCGTCACCACGCGTTCATGCGCCGACAATTCCGCCAGCTTTTGGTTCGCCAGCGCCTGCGCTTGTGCGTGCGTCAGATTTGGCCGCGTGTAGACGTAATTCTGCGTTGTCGTCTGGCCGGCGCCAGCCGTGGCCGATGCGCTCGCCTTTTTTGCGCCCGTGGCCTTTGCCGTCACCTTGAAGGCTGATGCCGTGCGGCTGGACCAGCTCTGCACCGTCACCTGAATGTCCCGCGCCAGTGTCAGCGCGCGCCGCAGCCGCACCGTCGCGGCGTTGCTCGTCACCCACGGGTCCTGCCCACCGGACAGCGTGATAACGACCGGGTTCTGCGTCGGCGGCGGGACAGGCTGAAAATTGAGCGTATTGCCGGAAACCCAGACGCTGAAACCTTCCTCTTGCGCGAGGAAGGTCAGCAAATCCCACTCGGTCGTGACGCGGGTGAAATCGTTGAGCGTCATCTTGTCGTGATCGGCGCTGTAGTATCGATCAACCAGCGTGGTCGTGGCCGCGACGTTCGCCGTCAGCCCTTGCTGCTGCGCAAGGATAGTCGCAATTTGGCTACTGGTCTGGTTTTTATATGTCTGGAACGTCCGCGTTTCGATAAAAAGAGCGGTATTGTCGCGCCCTTCCAGTTCCACCAGACCGGTGATCGGATCGTATTCGACGCTATCCACGCGGCCGGCAATGACCGTCGTCCAGTTCGGCTGTGGCGTAAGGCCAATATCAATCTGCACCTCAACCGTAACCGGGTTGGAGCTTGCGCCAGTGGTGTCGTTGCACCAGAAAACCGCGCCGAAGCCCGCGTTGCTGAGCCTGGGATCGGTCGCCAGCAGTTCGATCTTGAAGTTGTCCGCGTGATAGTAGCCGTTGCTGTTTACGTCGGCCGAGAGGATCGGCAGCACCACGCCATTGATAACAGCCTGGACGCGCGGCGCGCTGGTCTGCTGCGTGCCGCTCATTGCTGCGGCGGATAGCCACCCGTCAGCGAGGGCTGCCAAGGCGGCGTGGTGATGGTGTTAAGCCCTTGCAGCATAGGGTCCGTCAGGGCGTTCGCCTGCAAAAGCAGCCAGAAGCCCGTGAAATCGCCATAGGTGGCCGCTGCCAGGGCAAAGAGGTTGCCGCCGGCCTGGGTCGCTGTGCTGGCTGACATTACGCCCCCGGATACTGCGACAAATCAGGCAGGCTCTGCTGCGGCGCGGCACCTGGCGTCGAGATGCCAGGCACCTGCTGCCAGTTGTTCGCCGCGCGCGACGCATAGGCGAACGCCGCGACGCTGTTAGCTGTCGTGCCGGCCGCCGCCGCAAGCGCTGCGATAGTGGTTGGCCCAGGCACGCCGGTCGCCAGCATCGAGCCGGATGCCGCGGCAGCCGTGCCGATGGCGGATTGCGCCGCGTTTATCTGGCCTGCCGTGGCTTGCAGTGTGCCCGTGCTCGTCGCGCCCTGCTGAACGTTCGTCACGCTGGTAACGGCCGTGGCCACGCCTGAAATTGTGGAAACCAAGGACGCGGCCTGCTGCAAGTCGGATAGCACCGCAGCCACGGGATCGATCACCGCAGGTGGGTGACTGTAGTCCCACAGCACGCGGATGACGATGCGGTAGTCGCCCTGCCACTCGTGTTTGTAGCTGGCGTAAAATTCCTCGATGACGCCGTGAAAGTTCAGCGAGCCCCAGCTTACCTGAATTTCGTCGCCCGCCGCGGCCAACTGATCCAGCGTCTCGGCGCGAAACGTCGCGTCCGGCCCGATCATCTTGCCGGACCACTCGATAGGCTTGCGCGCCGGGCCGAGCGCCTGAAGGATGTTCAGGCCGCCTGGGTAGACGTGTTCCTTGATAAGCTGCTTCGTGCCCCACGGCACCGTGTCCGGCACCTCGAAGCCGTATAGCCGCACGCCGCCGACTGAGATGCCCGCTTGGCCTAGTACGCTGCCGGTGAGGGCTAGAGCGTTTCCAGCCAGCGCGCCGAGTGCGCCGCTCAATTGCCGCCGCCTGCCGGGGCGCCGGCTGGGTAGGGGTGCATCGAACCATCGAATTGCGTGGTGCCGGATTGCACGCCTTTGGTCGTCATGATCCGGCGGCTATCCAGGTAGGTGTGCGTGGTGACATGGATGGCCGGCGTTGTGCCGCCCCCGAATACATGCGCTGGCGCCGCGCGTCCGCCCGTGGGCGTGCCGGACGGGAACATATCGGTGATGTGCTTTAGCAGCACGGGCAGGCCAACCACGGCGGCGCCGAGCGCCACAAGGCCGCCGGCAACCGTCGCCAAACCACCGCCGAGCACGGTAAGCGCGGCTGCGGCAGGGGTGCCCGTAGCGAACATTCCAACGCCACCAGCCAGCAGGCGCAACCCGGCGGCCGTCGGCCCCAGAACCACGCTCATCAGCTTCAGCGAACCGCTGACAACCAGCAGGCCGCCGAACGCCGCGGTGAACTCCCCGATCACGCGCACCCCGTCAGGGTGCTGCGAGGCCATCAGGGTAAGATTGGAGATTTCCTTGGCGAGATAGCGCAGCGCATTGGTTGCCGGCGCAACTAGGGGCGCACCGAGAGCGGTCAGCAGGCTATCCCACGCCGCCTGAAAGTCCTTCATCTTGGCGGTTGGGTCTTGCGCCTGCGAGGTGGCGTAGGCCGCATCAACGCCTTGCGCGCCAGCACGCAAGGCGATATCGCGACGCACCGTCTCGGCCTGCTGCAACATCAACCCGATCAAGCGCCGGGCCGTTTCGGTCGGGAAAAGGCGATAGAGTTCTTTCTGTTCGTCCGCGCTTGACGTGATCCCAGCCTTATCCATCGCCGGTTTGATGACGTTTTGCACGTAGGCCAGCAGCCCTTGCTGGCTCAGAATATCGATGCCCTTGAAACCGGCAGGATTGATCTGTGTCGCGCCGCTGCCAAGGTGCTGAACGGCATGTGGATCGAGCAGCCCTAGCCGCTCGAACTCCGATGAATTGCGCTTCGGCATGATACCGCCGTAGAGCGCGCGGCCAACCGCTGAAAGCGCGGTGCCGGCGCGCTGGCCGCCCATCTCCAGGATCGCGCTGAACGCGGTGTCATAGAATTGCTGCGCGCTCATCATGCGCGCCATCGGGCCGGCCTGCTTCGTAACGCCCATCAAATCGTTCGGGGTAATCAGGCCACCGGACGCGATCATTGTGCGCCAGGCTTGGTCCAGGCCGCCCTGTAGATGCTGCGGATCGATCTTGCCGGTCTTGGGGTTGATCAGATCGCCGCGATTTTCCAGCGCCTTCGCCAGCACCTGAATGTCGCCCTCGCCGCTGCCCTTCAGCCCCGCCAGCAGTGTGCTGACTTTCGCGAAACCCGGCAGCGAAGTCATGGCGTCGCCGGTATTGCCCAGCACGCCGCGCAGTTCGCGCACCATTTGCGCGTTGTGCGTCACGCTCGTGCCCAGCACGTCGCTGGCGGTCTTGTAGGCTGCCGCCGTAGCCTCGGCCTGCTCACGGACCGTCATGCCCTTCTGGGCCATCAGCGCCTGCTGGTGAACCAGCTTCTCGCCGTGCTCAACCAGCTTGCCCATGCCGGTCAGGATCGCCCCGCCGGCAAACACGGCGCCGACGCCAACCAGCGCACCCTTGAGGCGGGACATGGCGGCTTCTGTCTTGCCGATTTCACCCCTGACGCCGAGCAAGTCGCGGGCAATCACGCCCAGGACTTGCGAGACGTTGTTCGTCATCGCCATGGAGACGCCGATGCGGTATACGTCCGTCATCGTGGCCCCTTAGTAGGTTAGAATGCGTCGTCCATATCTGGACCCAGCGGAAGACTTCCAGGACGAGGGGGGAACCCCTGCCTACCGGCAGCGTCTGCTGCTAGACAGCGCCGGCCCGTTCAAAAAGTGGTATCGCAAGGCAAGCCCTCTGGACGTGTTCCTGCTGGCCTTCCTCGTGCCGCTGGGCATCGGCCTGCTGGCCTACCCGGTTGGCCTGACCCTAATCTTCATCGCCTCGAAGCTGTAGGCGGCCGGCGAAAACATCATCGCCAACCAGCGCCGTCACGAGGCTTTCGCCCAAAATATCAACCACGTCATCGGTCTTGCGCACGAGAGCGCCGCCGAGAAACGAGCGCGGCGGGATGTGAGCGGTGCCAAGCTCCTGGTAGACCGCTATTTCGCTGTCGGAACCGACATGCGCCTCGTGGCCCACGACGCAATGCTCGATGCTGTCGCGCAACTCGCCCGTGCGCAGCAACGGCTCGTTTTCGCTGTAACCCTGCCTCACCCGGTCGTCTTTGGTGCTCTGCGCCAACTCTGCCCAAGGGGCGAAGGGCTCAGCCGCATCCTGGTAAGCGCCTATCTCGCGCTTGGCTTCTTTTTCGACAATCTGGCCCGCGCGCTCCAGGCATTTCGTCTCGGCCGCGTCAACCGCAACCGTCATCCCGGCCAAGTGCGCCACGAAACCTTCTATCGAAAATTCCTTCATGGGTCCTTCCAGCGCATCCGGCCCCAGTCGTATTCGCCGCCGTTAAGCTCGCCCATGGCGACATAATAAGCCAGAAAATCGGCAGGCCCGAGTGCCCAGGCCACGTCAAACGGCACCCCGCTCTTAATCAGAAAGCAGCGCTCTCTGAAGCCCGAGGTGCCTAGGAGTTTTTTGCGGCGGCCGGTGTTTCCGTTTTGGCATGCTCTGAGAAATAATCGTTCGCGGCCTGGGCGGCGTCCGCATCAACCAAGTCCCAGAGCCCGTCAAGCTGATCGAGCGTTGTGGGAAATGGGATCGGCACGCCGGAAATCGAACGAACCCAGGCGCGCGTAAGGGTTGCTGACATCCAAAGCTGGTTTCCGGCGGCGTCTCCGGCAGCGCGAATTAAGCGAGAAAGTTTAGAGCCCTCCACGCGCAGGACTTCGATGCTGCGACCACGACTGTCGGTGATCTGAACCGGCGTGCTCGCGGCAGCGATAATGCTTTGCGACTCACTCATTACTGCACCTTCTGTGAAGCAAAGCACTCAATGGTCTGCTTTATTGGGCTGTCCTGGGTGATCGTGCCCTTTTTGCCCAATTTCATAGCAAGCCCGGAATACTGCTCAACCGTCAAACCGCCGCCAACTTCAGTGGTAAACAGCGTGAACATACCCTGCGAGCCGGTGCCATTATCGGCACTGCCAATCGCCCACCAATTTTGCTCAATCGATGTAAAAATAACATCGTTTTGAGAGTTGCGACGGTCAAGCGTGATCATAATGCGATGGCCTGCCGGCAGAAACCGCTCAGCGGGCGGGGAGTTCAACGGATCGCATCGCGCAGTTTTATATTCCGGCGTGATTTCGATGGTTGTTTCGTTGGTAAGGTCCATTCGGTTGCCGTTCGGCGCAATAAGCACACCCTGGCAATCGCGCCCTACAGTGAAAACTGTCGCGGTCATTTAATAAGCTCCGTCTTGGGACGCGGCGCTTCGCAGCGCGGCTAGGCTTGGCTTTTAGTTGGCCGCTATCGGGCTGACCTGGGTCGTGATGACCGTCGCGCCCATCGTCAGGTTCACCAGGAATTTTTCGTTGATGCCTTCCAGCGTCACGTAGCAATCGGCCTGGACATACCCGAGCGAAGTCCGGCTCTGCGGGTTGTTTGAGGCGTTGCAAACCACGTTGTAAGGCAGTGAACCGTCCGCCAGGTTTCGGGTGAGCAAGCCCTGCTGAAGCAGGTTTCCGAAAAACTGATTCAAGGTGCCGGTAATGTTCAGCAGAAGCTGCGAGGTGATCGGCTGGCCGACATACTGGCCCATGCCGGCGTTCGCCGTCGCGGCCACATAGTTAACCATGCGGGTATAGCTGTCGGAATACGTGCCGGGGTTAAGCCCCACGTTGTGCCCGACAAGATCGGACCAGTAGGAACCGCCCGGCGACGGGTTGCCGATGATGCAGATACCGGCCTGGACCAGCGTCGTTTCGTCGGCGGCCGCATAGCTCTGCAACTGCGCGCTGCCTACCACGCCGCTTTTCTGCGTGCCCAGCACGCCAGCGAGCGGCTTGTTCAGCGATGTCTGGTTGGGCGCCAGGTTCGCCAGCATGCCGGCGATAAAACCCTGCGGCGACACCAGGCGCTGTATGTTGTTGACGCCATCCTGCCAATACACCCAGTCGCCCTGCATGTATTTGCTCGAGTAGGAGGCGGTCAGGCCGACGCCGAGAAGCGTGGTGGGCGCATTGCTGAGCGTATCGCCAGCCGGGCCGGTCTGGATGGCATACATGCCTTCCGAGGCGGCAAAGGCATCGACGTAGGTCCAAGCCGTCGAAGTATCCATATCGGACACTATGAGGATGGAACAGCCCGAGCTGCGCAGGGCATACATGCCGGTGCGCGGCGAGGTATCGGTGCCGTAAATGATGGAGGGCGTGGCGGCGACAGCGGTTGCTGTGGACGCACCGTCCGTGCCGCCGCTGAGCGTCGCGGTTGCGGGCGTCGGCGTGGTCGTGCCGACGCCGGCCGTAGCCGTGATGATCTTGGAAGGGCCGCGCTGGATTGAGGTGCCGCTATTGATCGCCGCGGCGAACGCGGCCCAGATCGCGGCGCCCGTCAGGCCAAACGCCAGGTTGTCGAACACTTCGGGCGGCTGCTGCGGCATGCCGGTGATGCCGACGCCAATGCTCACCGTCAGCTTGTAATAGCCGGTGCCCTTGGAGCCGGTGGCGATGTTCACCGAAATGCTGTTGCCCAGCGTGCCGGTGTATTTGCCAGTCCAGGTGATGCAGTTCGTCTGCACCACAACGCTGGCAGCGGTGTCCGTGCCATCGGTCGCGCGCACCACCAGGAAATTGCTCGCGCCCTGAAGCGAAGCCGTGCTGATCGGCGTGCCTAGGTCGTATTTGCGATTCTGCAACGGGCCGAAATTAGCGGCTGCCGCAGTTGGGCCGCTGCACACTGTGGGCGTGCCAACAGGACCCCAAACAGCGGTGCCGACGATGCCGACTTTGTTGGTCGGAACGCCATTAAGCGTAACGACGTTCGGCGGCACTACCTGGACATAGAGCCCAGGATTAACCAGCGCAGTGGTGTTGATCGTTCCGCCTTGGACGATGGGCATTAGTGAGACTCCTGCGCCACTTCGGCGGCGTGTTCCGCAGCTTCGGCTGCCACAACGGCTTCTTTCGCGGCCTCAACCGCTGGATTTTCGACAGGAGCGACTGGCGCAGCAGCTTCAACAGCAGCAACGCGGGTCACGAAACGCGCCTGTTCGGGATCAACCGAAGTCAGCACATCGCCCACCGCGTGCGAGCCGAAAGGCTGCGTCACAACGAAGCTGTAATCGCTCATTTTCCGCCTATTGGTTGGTGACGAAGCCAGCGCCCGTCGTGACCAGATTTCCGTTTTGATCGTAAATCGGGCCGGTGATCGTTCCCGTGGCGCTGTCCTGCGCGGTGAAGACCGAAACGCCGTCGCTCACCAGGTTGCCGTTCTGATCCACGATCACGTAGTTGCCCGGCTGAAGCGTGCCGAACTCGAAAACCGTGCCGCCCTGCGTCAACACGTCCACGGTGGCAAAAAGCATGCCAGTCGCGGTCGCGGTCTGCGTGGTCGCGTATTCGGTTTCGTAGCGCAGTGTGCGCTTCCACATATTCGTTTTCTGGACGACATCATCCTCGACTGAGCCGCGGTATTTGATGATGTCCGTGGTTGAGGTGTCCGGCAGCGTCAGGTTGCGCACCAGCGAAATCGCCGGGTCGATCAGGCTTGCCAGCAAATCCCGCGCAGCCGGTGTCGGCGCCCAGATGATGACGTGAAAAATCTGCGTCTGCCGGCGCAGTTCGGTGACTTGCGTGGTGTCGGAAACCACGTCCGTAAAGGTAAAGCGATTCGGCGCTGCAATCGAGAGAACCGCACCGGAAGCCGTAGCGCCGGGGATAAGTGCCGCGAAGGCCGTTGCGACGGTGGAAGGCGTGTCCGTGCCCAGCATGCGGTAGGCATAGCCAACGCCGCTTGTAGTGAGGCCGACAACCTGGCCAGTGGTGCATGTGCCACTGAAGGTGACTTGAGTCGCCGCAGTGTTTAGCGCGACGGAAAGGGTGAGCGGCGTGGTGTAGACGGTCTGCTGCAACCGGCCAAACCGCGTCGTATCGCGGCTGCTATTGGGTTGGGACCAGACGGTGACGTATGCTTGGCCGAGAGTGAGCGCCGCATCGAGAGAGGCCGCCAGGGGCCATCCCCGGCCAACCAGGAGGGATATGCCGGCGGCTGCCGATGCGCCCATGGTGTAGGGCGTGGTGCCGAGGGCTGTGGCGACGGTGGAGACTAGAGCCGCTTCCACATCGGAAAGATCGGCCATTTACGTCCCCGCGTAGCTGAGCGTCAGCCGAAAGCCGAAAGGTGTCTGTTCCACCGACGAGATGATGTAGCGCTGGCCCTCGTCGTCTACGGCCACGTCGAAAACCTTGATCGTGACGCCGGAAAGCGCGGGCAGCAAAGCATTGAACCAAGGAGAGCGAACGTCGCCAGGCAGCTTAGCTGCGCCAGCTTCACCTTTCGTCCCCTGGATGACCGAAGCGGGCCATCCCGTCAGAACGACAGTCCCCAGCCCGCCGACATCGCCCAGGTAATTGGCCGCCTGCACAGGCTGGTAGACAGAAAGCGTCCGATTGCACTCAACCAGCCGGATCGGCGCGGGCACGTTCTGCGCGGCAATGAAAAACGTCCGCGTGATGTCGCCGGTTGTCGTGGCGCCCACGAGATAATCGCCAACCGCAGTCAGCGAAGGATCGAGGCCAGCGTAACGCTCGTCAGGCTTTTCACGCTTGAAGGGTTGCTCGCCTTTTAGGGCCGAGTCGGCGGTGACCCAGACCAGCAGGCTCGACGTGAGTAGGTTGCCCAGCGGGGCTGTAGCTGTCAGTGGGCGATATTGCTGGAAAGGTAGCCCTAGAACCTGCCCGACCACGCGCGGGCCGATTGAAAAAACCGGCGAAAGAAGGGTGCCGCTCATACGACGATGGCGACGGACCCTGCGCCGGCCAAGTTAGGGCCAGGCGGGCACCCCATAACATCGCAAAGCGTGCGGCGCTCGCTGTTGTAATGCGCTATGCGGTCCTGCACCTCGCGCGAATTGCGCTTGAAGGACGCAGCCGTATCGACATTCAGCGTCTGATAGGCACCCGAGAGCGCCGTTTCGATCACGTAGAGCAGCGAGAGCCGGTAGCGGCCGATCTGATACTCGGCGGGCGCCGAGTTGTTCATCTTGAACTCAAGCTCGCCGTATGCCGTGAAAAAACGCCACCCGGAGAAGCCAGAAGGGCCAGAACCGTAAGGCGGATAGCCGCAAAAACGGCGAATGTCCGCTTTTTCGGCATCCGAATAGGGCGCGCTGCTAAAACTAGCAGACGGCGGGGTGGTGGTCCCCGACATGGCCTAGTAAACCGTGCCGGAACCGTAAGAAACGTAGACGTTGCCCGTGCCGCTGGCCAGGATCGCGGCCACGAAATTCACGTTGGGGCCGATATACAGCAGGCGCGAGCCGCCAGGCGGGATAGGAACGCCTGCCGCCGCTGTCGCCGTAGCAGCGCCGTTGCCGAACGCCACGAAAGCCACCGTCGCCGCGCCGTTGTAGACCAGCACGCTGTCGCCGGCCGGGATGCCCGCGGATACGCTGGTGGTGGTGCCGGCAAGCGTGACCGTGCCAGCCGCATTAAACGGCTGCGTTGAACCTGTGCTCATAGGGCCACCATCGGGGCTGATGCAGCCAGCAGCGCCGCCTTCAGGGCCGGATCGAGCACGTATGCAACGTTGGGCCGGAATGAAAGCGGGCTGTTGCCGTAATGAAAAGTGTAATTGTCGGTGAATTTGTATGTCGTGTTGGCCGGCGAGGCGGCCTTGAGCACGGCGCCAGTCACGGACGCATGCACGCCATTGATCACCAGCACGCTCGTGGTCTGCTGGTCGCCCGTGTAGATCGCCATGTCAGTTATTCCAGGTGATCGAGGCGGCCGAAGTCGCGCACGCGTTCAGCGCGGCATACAGGCCAGCGTCTGCGATAAAATTCTGGCCCAGCAGGAAGCTGATCGTCGCGTTGTTGTAGGGAAAAGCGAACGGCGCCGTCACGGTACCCTGATGGGTCGTGATCGCCTGCGCGGTTTCATCTACAGCCTGCGCGGCGGCAACCTGCGCCTGCGTGGCCTGGTCGCTGCTATCGTCGCCCGCACCGCCGTCAACCTGGTAGCCCGCTTCAAGCGTGGTGCCGCTCATGTGGCGCTCCAATCAACAGGGCAGTTGTTGCGGACAAGGAAGGTGTGCAGGCCGGCATCCGCCAGCACCTTGGCGCCGGACAGGAAGCGCAACGTCTGGTCGCGGTAAGGCACGCTGAACAACTCGCGCGCCGTGCCTTCGATAACCGCGGCGCGGCTGCCTACGGCGACATGGCGCGAGGTGGCGTCCTGCTCGATTGTGCTGACCAGATCGCCATACCCGTTCAGGTGATGGCGGCCGACAGCCTCAACCGTTTCGGTAAGAACAGACGGCGGCGCCTCGAATGA